CCCCCCCCCCCTTCTCAAAGTCAAAATCCAAAATGGCCAAGTGGACCATGCGGACTGTCCACAGTAGACAGCTAAACCCCGTGTGGACATTGTGGACAATCGCATGCCACATGCATACGGCCCGTACATTGTGGACATTGTGGACTATCCATATGCGGACCGGTGTCAGGCATTAATGCATTGTCCACACTGTCCACAAATTAGCGTGGCCAAATTGCGCGCGGCCAAAGTGTGGACATTGTGGACATGTGGACAATCAAATCTCAGTCGCTACACCCCATATTGGATATACTGTGTTTATATACAGTACTCTATCTTTAGACAAACATTCATAATCTACTATCCACATTGTCCACAAATAGCTCAAACCCGCATGGCTGCTGGCATTGTGCGAGGGTCACACGGCGCCAAATAGCCGGTCCACAATCGGCCCACAATGTCCACAAAACAACACTTTTCCGCTGTTACATATTTCTTTACGTTATTTTGTGTGGACATGGTTTTATGCAAGGGAATCGTTTACACTGTAGTCTCACACAACAAACCGGAGAGTCCACATGTCCACATTGTCCACAGTCAATAGCTCAAAAATTACTTGGGTCATCATGCAAGGCGACGAGCATGATGATTGGCTCACAACCTACTGCGCCGATGGCGACGGCATAGTGCAAGTCGTGGTAACAAGCGATCGTATCGAATTGCTCGATCAACTCGATTTGTGCAAAACATGGCCGATTGACGCGGACATTGGCGCAGTACTCGAAGCTGCGCAGCATTACATGCAATCCGCTTATTTTGAAATATTTGACGAAGCACAACACCACGAAGGGGAAACCAAATGAAAAACGACCACAAATTGACGTACATCGATCTATACCCGGCGCCAGTCGATAAAACGCCGGCCGCCTGGGTTATTTGGGCAGGCGCAGCGCTTACCCTGGCCGGCGTTTACGTCGTCATTCTCTTATCTACATTGTGGGGTGCTGTATGAGCAAAATTTTAGGTTACATCGCATACGAGGGACCGTCTGAAATCGACGGCGCGCCTATCGTCGTCATTGTCAATAAAATCAACGACGCATCAAAAAATGATAAAACCGGCGCTTTGGTGCAGACATTTATTATCCGGTCCGATATAAACCCGGTCGCTGCGCTGCAGACCGGCGATGATGTGTCGGTCTGCGGCATGTGCAGTCACCGGCCGAAGCTCGCAAGTGAGACCGGCGAACCTCCATGCTATGTTCAAGTCGCCAAGTCAGTACTGTCGGTTTTTAACGCATACAAGCGCGGCCGATACGTTAAGGCCACACCGGCCACAATTGCCAGGGTAATCGCCGGTAAGCGCTTGCGCATCGGCACGTACGGCGACCCGTTCGCTGCGCCGGTCCGCGTGTGGCAAGATATGGCGCAGTTTGTGGCCGGCCATGCGGGTTACAGCCACCAGTGGCAAGATACCCGGTTTGATCATGCCGCATGGGCGCCCCTGGTGATGGCTAGCGCAGACACAATCGACGAGGCCGCGCAGGCGAATCTATACGGCATGCGGGTTTTCCGGGTTTCTGTCGGTGTTGATAAACAAGCCGGCGAGACCACATGTCCGGCATCGGCCGAAGGCGGCAAGCGCACCACATGCGCTGATTGTCTGCTGTGTGGCGGCACCAGTAAAAACGCCCGTGATATTGTGATCGCGGACCATGCGGCCGGCCATGCGCGCCGGGTTATTTTAATAGGAGTAGCAGCATGATCAAATTTTCTGTTGGTGATAAGGTGGCATTCGCGCGCGACGTGGTCCGGCGCGTCGGACATGACAAGCACACGGCCGATGCGCGCGGCCGCGTGGTGGCCGTTAACGGTCCGGTAATATCGGTCGATTTTGCCGGTACGTGGTCCTTACATGAAGACGGCGGCACGGTCCGACATGTGCCAGCCGCTAACTTAACTAAAATTTTAGCTAATGGGGTTATATATGATTAAAACAATGTCCGCTAAGTTTCCCGGCCGGTGCAGTCAGACCGGCGCCAAAATCAACCCTGGCGATACCATACTTTACGATACGGCCACACGGCGCGCCCGGCTGCAGCCGGACAGCGACACAATCACGTTTTATGGGGAAACCGGTCCGAATACGTTCTATCGTAATTCGCGCGGCCGGTGTGAAGACGCGCCCTGCTGTGGCTGCTGCACTATTTGAGCGCGCGACTTTATGCGGCCGGTGTGGCCGCATACGGGCGCGCGCTTGTGCGCGCTATAACCTAAGGGTACAGTATGAATTACGATAAAGTAACAAATTATTACGCTAACCAGCGCACGCGTACGCTGCGCGCCCTGCTGCGCCGGGATTACGGCGCGCGCTGCTATAGGTTGACGCGCCAGGGCGACGTTCATGCCTACGGTACTATGCCAAATAGCATTGTCACCGGCTGGTATCTATTGGGGTCCCGGCGTGCGATTGAAAACGACTATCTACTTTAAGGGCGCACCATGTCATTTAATCTAGAACGGCTACAGGCCACCGAATCCGAAGCGCTCGCCTACTCTGAAGGGTTTCCAGGCGCCGCGCGCCTATACGGCCGTATTGACGACCTACAGCGCGCTTTAGGGCAGGCGGTTGCTGCGCTTGACGCTATAGCCAATACCCGGGGGACTAACCGGCCGGCCACAGCGCGCGCGACAATCGACCTAATTAAGAGGATAGTATGAACCACACTGAATCGGACTATATCAACGCGGGCGCGGCATTTGAACGGGCGCAAGGGTCAGACAAAGCGCAGGCGGTCGCCTATAAGCTGCGGGCCATGCTATCCAGTGAGACGCCAGAGGATCAGACCTATGCTAGAACGCTAATCGAACGAGGCCGCGTTGATGCTCGCCGTTGTTAGCCTACTCTTAGCCGCGCTGCTGGCGGTCCTACTCAACCTATAAAAAACGGCCCTTACGGGCCGTTATTCATTTCACCAGGCGCACCGATGACGGCGGCGGCGCCTCGACCATGTCGCGCAGTTCGGACCGGCTCATGTCGGCCATTTCAGGCGCGGCGAATATATGCTTTTTATTGTCATACCGGCGCGACTTTAGGCGTCCCATGTCCACCCAGCCGGCTTCTTTAAACGCGTGTAAGAGCGCCGGCTGAACGACTTTGACGCTACCCTGGGCGGACCCTTGCAGGCGGTCGCACAGCGCATGCCAGGGCGCGCCCACCACGCCCCGGCTAAACTCACCAATACGCGAACGCATAAGGTCAACCAGGAACGACTCAGCGCCGCTCATGCCCGCCTCAACCATGATGGCTTTGGCCTCGGTCATCATAGGGGTTGCACCAGGCGCAAACGCCGACACGTCACGCTGATGCAACCAGGCGGCGACGGCTGACTTGCCGCCCGACTCAAGCCAAGCCCAAATGACCTCACCCTCGGCGTCACTCATGCGCGGCGCGTCAGACCACGCCACAAACCATCGGCGATCGTCTGAAGGCAAATTTATGGCCACACGCTCATTTGAGAACGATACGACCAGCAAGCGGTTTACCATGTCATAAGGGGCCAAGCCCTTACGCTGTACGGCCAAGAACTCAGGCGGGGCAGCGATCAAGGGCTTAAGGGTGTTTTCAAGCGCCCGGCGGTCTTTGGCTTCAGACTGGCGCAACTCATTGATGACCAGCACTTCAGTCTCAAGGGCATAACCCCATTGTGAGGTCACTTCCTCGTTACGCACCAGCGACACGTTACGCAGCGACTGCCCGCCAATCGCGTAGAAAAACGGCGCCCACATGGTATCTTTGCCACTGCCAGGATTGCCGCCATGTAAGACGGCGTGATTGATTTTGCGCTCGGGGTGCTGCACCTTGAACGCCATCACATTAAGGATATGGGCTCGTTCTTTGGCGTCGGGGATCATGCGCTCGACGTGATCGAGCCACGGTTTGATGTTACCCGCTACCGGAACCGGCCGGGCATCGCGCCAGCGGTTGCCGAAAACGATACCATCGCGCGAACATAGGATTGACTCACCAGCGGCGTAAGTCACGCCTTTCAGAATGTGGGCGCCCTTGGCTTGGCGGTTTTCGTCAAAGCAGGTGCCTGCCTCGATCTTGGGGCGCTTGCCGTGAATGCTATTGCAAGGAATGTGCCGGTAAATCGCATTAAACGAATACCGGGCCACTTCGTGACGCTCGACCAGATCAAAGAACGCATCATCATCTTGCAGGTACGCGAAACGCTCATACCAGCCGTCTTTCTCAAGCCGTCCTAGTTCTTTGCGCTCGACCTCGGCCACCACGTCGGCCACCACGTCAGGAAACGCAGCGGTCGGCTGTAATTTACTGAGTGCTATTTCCATAGCAGTGATAAGCAACTCCTCACGCAGGCCGGGCGTGTGCTTCGGGCCGCCGTTGTCGGCCACCCATTGGAGAAAGTCACGGCTACCAAAATCAAGGCAATGCGAATGCAAACAGGTATAAGCCCGGTTTGCGGGCAGGTATCGGCCTTCTGGGTTGCCGTCGCTGTGTGAGGCGCTGTTGGGGCAGACCACGCCGGCCCAGCCCTCTTGATTTGGCTTGGACAACAAAGCGCCCTGCTCAGATAACCAGACCATTACGTCGTCTGTGCCATCGTCGCTAATGCGAATCGGCTTGTATGCGTCAGCGGCCACGCCAGGCACAACATTTAGGGCGGCGCAGATTTCGGGCAAGGTAAAGTCACGTTCTGGGTGAAACTCGACCAGCACCGACTTAAACTCTTCACGGCCCGGCTTCAAATTGACCGAGCCAGGCAGACGAAAATTACGCACGGCGTTGATCGCGCCCTTGTCTGTATACCCGGCCTCGGCAATCGCTATGATCGCGGCGCTGAAGTCGCCCTTGGTCGGCTGTTCGCTGAACACGTACCCCCATTGAAACGAACCGGGCGACGTCTCCATCTTCCAAGTTGGCTCAAGCGGGGGAATCTCGGCTTTAGTGCCCACATCGTCCAGCACCATCACCAGCACGTACTCGCAATTGGCTGCGCTGGCGCTGACGTGGCCGTCTTTGAAACGGTCAAGAATGAATGAGGCGGTGTTGCCGTAGATCGCCCATGATGATTTGACCTTGGCGTCGGGCAGCATGGCAGGCCAGGTGCATTTGATGGCGCCATCGGCATGGTATTGGTACTGGGTGTCTTTAAGCTGTGGTTTTTGACGCACAAGCAAGAAAGTTTCGCCCTCGGGGGCCAGTTTTGTCAAAAACTCTGTAAAATCGGACATGGTTCTCTCCTTCAGTTGGGATTTAGCCCCTGCCTAAACCGCAGGGGCTTTCTTTTTTACAATGAACAAACTCGGCAAGTAGGCGCGTTACCATCGCCGCGAATCTTGCGGCCACTGGCGAACTCGACTGCCAAATCTTTAAGCGCGGCCGGCCACGCATCACGCTGCGGCGACCGAAACGTGTGCCCTAGCTTTTCTTCGACGGCTACGCCCCGCGCATACTCTTCCGGGTAATCGCGCCACAGATCGCGCCACTCACCCAAACGCTGATAAGGACACACGGCGCAATCAGTACGGCGCGGGATCGTAACTTCACGTTTGGCCAGATATTCCCAGACGTCCGACTCTTTCCAGCCCCACTCACGCATGGGAAACCGGATTTTCATGTCTTCGCCGTATATACCGCGCCGCGCTTCCTCGTCTGCACGCAAGCCCACATACAAGACAGACCCTTCGGGCAACGTCTCAAAGTAGGCAATCGTGGGTTCGATTTTAAGAATGCGCGTACACCATCTGGCGCGAAAGTTTGGCAACATTTGCTGCTCTTCGATCAGACCATACAAGTCGGTTGTGTGGCCTACCTTTTTAATAGGCAAGCCAAGCATCCGCTCCAGTTTGGCCCAGTGCTCAACCATTTCAGGCAACTCGTTGCCCGTGGCGTTGCAGATTAGTTCGTACTCACGCGGTTCAACTTCCATCAAACGCAACGCAAGCGCCGTGGAGTCTTTGCCTCCACTCAGTCCAATAACGTGTTTCATGAGTACCTCTTAGTCGTCACGCCTTCAGCCGCCAAAGGCAGACCAGCCGCCCATGCAGGCGGTGTGCACATGATCTTGTGGATATGGGCGCCAATCTCATCGGCGCGGTCTTGCGGACATTCGACGACGATCTCATCGTGAACGTGCAAGACTACATCATCAAGCTGACGCAAAGAATGACGCAAAACATCATGCGCGGCGGCTTGGGTGACATTCTCGCAAGCCAGACCACGCCATAGGCGGGCGCGGGGCCACTCTGTCGCGTCGGCGGCAGGCTTCCAAGCTGCTTTGGTATACGTCACGTTGCCTTCTTCGTCGAATTTAGCGTTTGGATAGCAAAGTACCCGGCCAGAAGGCAGACTGTACCAGAGGGTTTGGCCATCGAACAAGTACACAATTCTTCCAGCGGAAAATTCATGCCCTTTGTTTCTCATTGCCCGCAGGTACGCGTCTTCCAACCGGCGCCCGTGATCTTGCGCCCACGGGTTAGCCCTGCGCCAGCCCTCGACGGCCCGTGCGACCTCATTAGCGGACAGGTGGATGCCGTAGGCGCGGCCAAAGACTTCAAAGGCTCCAGCGCCGCCTAAGAAACCCAGCGCCAACTCTTGCACTTTACCGACCTGGCGCATATCGCTGCGCCCGGCTTCATGCTCTTCTGAGATGTGTTCGTAAGATTGGCGAAAGGTAGCGACAGCGTTCACGATGTACGGGTCAAGGCCCGACCGGAACACATCCAGCTTGGCCTCGCCTGCTGGGCAGTTGGACAGCCACGGATGCACACGGCCCTCAATGGCCGACCAGTCATAAGCGATTAGAACGTGGCCAGGCTTGGCGATGATCGCCGGGCGCAGCATCTTCTTCAAAACATCAGTAATCCGTTTCTCGAATCGTGGCACGATCTCATGGCCTCGAACCATTGCTGCGCGGACGGCCTCGGGGTCTTTAGCGCTTTTACGTGGGAAATTATGGACCTGAGCGCCGTAGGATGAAGCGCGCCCTGTTGCACTGCCTCCAGCAAAAACAAAGGCACCTCTAACTCGACCGTCTTCCTCGTCTGCCAGACTTTTAAGGCGGCTGAACTTCGCAACTGACGACGCCCAAAGGTCGTCGGCGCACTGTATAACTTCGGCCACGTCGGCTGGGACTTCATCGGGGTTCTCCATCGCGAGCAGATTGGCTCGTACGGTTTTGTCAATAGAATATTTTTCGCCGGTCCACATCAGCTTCTTGGCTTGCTCGCCGACTCGGGCCAGCACCCACTCACGCATCTTGGGCGACCGGACACTGGTTATCACGCCTTCGGTTACTTCGGCGACGATCTTCTGTATTTCTTCCATCTCAGCGCCAGCGTATTTGACTGCGGCTTCGCACAATGGCACGTCCACCAGCACGCCACGGTCGTTGATACGCTCGTTGATGTGATAGTCGGCCAGCTCGTCGGCTGACAGGGGCCGCATGGCCTTGCTGACGGCACGCATGGCACGGACATCCTGCTCACAATAATTTTTCATCTCCTGCATCAACGTGGGGTCGTTGTTAAACGTACCGTCGGCGCGGGGAATGGACAGCAATCGAATTAACTGCGAACCGCGATGGTCTTTCTTCATGGTAGCGCCAGCGAAGCGCCCCACGTCTTCAAGGCCACCAGGCGCACAGTTGGAACGGGCTTGTGCTGCCGTGCAGTAGAACGACTCAAGCGGGTAATTCTGTTGCAACACGTACCAAAAGATAAGCCGCTCAAAAGCGGCGTTGTGGGCGTAGATCATGTGCCCTGTGAAGTCGGGTATTAAATCACCCGGCAGCCACGTCTGCACGTCTTCGTCGTCAAAAGCGTAGGACATACACAGCACGTCGGTGCTGGCGTCCTGCGCGTAATTGTAAACGCCCTTAGCCTTCAGATCGCACCGGCTACGGGTTTCAAAGTCAACCCAGATCATTTGCGTGCCCTTATTGCTTCTGAACATTCAGAGGCTTGCCCACACTCATAAAACCCTTGCTTGTTATGCACTTCATCGCATAACTGAGCGCACGCCTCACGTTCGACGGCTAATACAAGCTCAACAAACCGTGCTAAATGTTTGTGAATGTAAATGCAATCTTCGTCAGCGCCTTCTTCATCGCAAAGCCCTGCTTCGTAACCCAGTTTGATAATTTGTTCGGTGTTCATACTGTACTTTACTTTATAGGCGGGGCTTACTAGCGGCTCGGGAGATAACGTCCCTCACCCTGTTCAGCCCCTATTTACTTAGGCGCTACGGCGACGACGGCCAGCAGCAGGTGCTTCTGGCTCTGGCTCTGGAGTCACATCATCCTTCGCGCCATCCAGACCAACCCACTCGACAATTTCAAAAACCGGAGTGTAGATTTTGCCAAACGACTTGTGCTGGTAATGGTCCTTCTTCAGCCGCACGACTGGCACAGGCTTGGATTGGTCTTTCTCAACTTGCGTAGCGATAGCAACGCCAAGGGTCTGGACTGCGCGTTTGCCGCCAACCGAAGTTGTCGTAAAGCGTGCCTCCATGTCCTTGTCTTCACCGCCGACACATTTGAGAGACATACCGATCTGCGTTTCCCAGCCACGTTTTGCATTAGCTGGCGCGTTGTCCAGTTCAGGCAAAGGCTCGGATACGCCGACCATCTTTTCACCCAACACTTCACCATCACCCCAAGCGATAAAGCCGTGGATAAACGAGAAAGGATTGATCGCCCACATGGCGTCGTCTTCGACTTCGGTCTGATCCGCGCCAAAGACCCAATGGCCTGTCTTGTCCATTTTCAGGATGACAGTACCGGCTGGGCCAACGTCTTTTTCAAGAGCGCGAAGCGAGGTAGACAAAGAAGAAACGGCTGGCAGATTTGCCGAAGAAAAAGTAGTCAATTGCATTTTTAGCTTTCACTGAAGTTTAAGAAGGGCAGCGGTTAATTGCTGCCCGATTTGCAACACTGCTGGACGAGCATCAGACTCTTCCGCCAATGTTGTGCCTGATGACACTGACTTGACGAGATCGTCAGGCAATGTCAACTTGCGCTTTTTCAGCACCTTCTCCATTTGAGCAGGGCTGAGTAATTCTGTTGTATAAATTTCTTTGGCATCTAAACCTTTACCGTCAAGCCAATGCACTACATCTTGCTCTTTTGTCCAATGACGGCGCGATTGTTTCTGCACCAGTTTGTAGCCTGGCACTGGCATGGACTTCTCAAGCAACTGGAGCGCTAACCCGCGAAGGTCTTTGATCCAATCCTCAAGCAGGTCTGCATTCTTCAGGTATTTGCCAAGCATGTCAACATCTATTTCTTTGAGTTGAACCAGCAAGGCGCGGTCCACTGCGCCGGTCATCTTAGGGCACGTCGGCTTGGCGGCGCACCAGCGGCAATGGTCACCGGCCTTCAGTTGGGCGTCTGGTTGCTCGGCTGCGTACACAGCCTTGACCAGATCACGCTCAAACTGCGCGATGCGTTCCTTGGTGGTAACCCAGCGCTTGATCATGGGCGGCTGGATGATGATGCACTCGATCTCATCGGCGCCAGAGAACGCCCAAGCTGCGGCGTCGGTACGCATACTTGCCGCTGCATAGAACATCAACTGTTCATTTTCTTCAGCATCGACAACAACGCCATCACCAAATTTCCAGTCAAGAACAATGGCACGAGAACCAATACGGCCAACCAAGTCAGTGCTGCCAAATACGCCAGGCAGTAAATCACCGAAGCCAACGCGTGTTTCCACTTCATACAACATCTCCTTGCCTGGGTCTACTTGATCGAGCAGCGATAGCGCCACCATGATCTTTTCATCATACAGGTCTTGCGTCAGCACTTGGCCTTCGTAGACGCTACCAATGACATCGACGTTTTGGTCTTCCAAGATAGCACTGATGGCATTGTGCAGCAGTGTGCCACGGTCTGCGTGTTCGCTGGAGGGCTTCTTAGGCATCTTGGCGCTAAGAGCCACAGAGCCAGGGCAAGCCATGACGCGCTTGGCGGTCGAGCCGCCGACGATATTACTGTGCAGCATCTGTCATCTCCAAAAGGCGGTTGATGCCGTCGCGCAGTTGCAGCGCTTGTGCACGAGTTAAACCAAGGCTGGCGTAAGCGCAATGGTGGTTAATGCTTATCCATGCGCCGTCATCAAATTCGCTAACGGTGATGCTTGAGCCACCTACTTCAATTCTGGTATCCATTTGACTGTCCTTTAGTTGATTGAGATTGCATCTTATCACAAAAATAATTGTTGTGCAAAAGTTTTTTACGTGTATGATGCAGACCATGAAAGAATCAGAAGTTGAACGACACTTTGTTTGGGCTGTTGAGCGTGCCGGGGGCAAGGCGTGGAAGTTCACGTCACCAGGGCGCAAAGGCGTAGCCGATCGGATCGCTTGCCTGCCTAATGGACAGACGTGGTTTGTGGAACTCAAGACCAAGGGTGGCAGACTGTCGCCCTTGCAGAAGTTGTTTGCGGCTGACATGGTTGTCCTCAACCAGCAATACGCATGTTTATGGACTAAGGAGCAGATAGATGAATGGATGGAAAGAACGATTCGCGCTAACAACGCGGGTGTTGGTGGCCGGGGGCAAGATTGAGTCGCGGTGCGTTGACTACCCTAATTTTGTCGAGCAGTACGTATTTACAAAAGAACAATTGGAGAAATTTTATGAACTCGCTAAACAAGCAAGTTGATGGCAATCACTACAAGGACATGCCGATTCAGCCAGTCGAGTACATCCACGCCAACGCGATGGGTTACCTAGAGGGCAACGTCGTCAAGTACGTGTCGCGCTGGCGCAACAAGAACGGCATCGCCGATCTGCACAAAGCCAAACATTACATCGAATTGTTGATCGACCTTGAGAATCGCAAAGACGAGTGCGGCAAATGAAACTGCGCCCATATCAAGAATTGGCCGCCGACTTCATCTACGAGCATGACCGGGCGATGGTCTTAGCGCCAGTGGGAGCTGGCAAGACTGCCATCACACTGACCGGCATGTGGGAGATGCTGCGCGATCAGCACGTCAGACGCTTCCTAGTGTTGGCCCCCAAGCGTGTCTGCACCGACGTGTGGCCTGCCGAGCAGCCCAAGTGGGCGCCATTCATGTCGCTGGCCGTGGCCGTGGGCATGCCTAAACAGCGCTTGGCGGCCCTTAAATCAAAGGCGCAAGTGGTAGTGACCAACTACGACAACATTCAATGGCTGGCCGAGCAGCAATTGAACTTTGACGGGATTGTGTTTGATGAGTTGACGCGCCTCAAGAACCCATCAGGCACACGCTTTAAGGCGCTCCTAAAAGTCATGGAGCCGATGCGCGTGCGGTGGGGCTTGACCGGCTCGTTCACCAGCAACGGACTGGAAGACGTGTTTGGCCAGTGCAAGATCGTCAACCAAGACCTGTTGGGCCGAGCCAAAGGCGCGTTCATGCAGCAGTACTTCGTGCTAATGAATCCAGAGTTTGGCGAGTGGGCGCCGCGCCCTGGCGCGCTTGATCGCGTAATGGCCAAGATCAAACCGGCCACGTATGTGCTAGAACCTGGCGACTATAAGGACAAACTGCCGCCGTGCCATCAAGTCGAGATGATGTGCAAGATGGACTTGACGCCATACAACAAGCTGAAGAAAGACTTTGTGCTGGACACCATAACGGCGATAAACGCGGGCGTTGTCACTGGCAAATTGCAGCAGCTGGCATCGGGCTTCGTTTACGACACCAAATCAGTGGCCTCCGAAACATTCGGTAAGTTCACTGTAACACAGACGCCCATCTGGTTTAGCAGCCATAAATTTGATCGACTAGAGGAACTCTTAGAGGAAAACCAACATGCCAATACCATCATTGCTTACACGTACAAAGAAGAGCTGGCTGAACTCAAGCGCCGATTCAAAGTTACCACCCTTGACGACGATAACGCCATCGAGCGCTGGAACCGGGGCACTGTTGAATTATTGGCCGTGCACCCGAAAGCTGCCGGTCACGGGCTTAACTTGCAGCACGGGGGATGTCACATGGTCTTTCTGTCCTTGCCATGGAGTCTCGAGCTTTACGAACAAACCATCGGACGTCTGCACCGCAGTGGGCAGTCAAAAGATGTCTGGGTCTACGTATTTATGACCGAGAAAACTGTAGACGAAAAAATCTGGCAGGCGCTGCATAACAAGCAAGCCGTATCTGAAATTGCACTGGAGGCACTCAAATGAATGTTGTACAAAAGTTTTTTACTGATATAATTGAACTCAGCGAATCAGAACAAGCGATGGGCTGGCGCAAACGCCAGATGGTTGAGCAGCAAGTAGGCGTTCGGCGTCAAGCGTTTAAAGAGATACACGACAAGATTCAAGCGATGCCGTTTAATGACGCAACGATGGACAGTTTTTTAGTTTGGTTAAAGGAACAAGAATGAAACGAATTGATTTATGGAAAGCCAAGCTAAAGGCCGCAAGGTCTGAGGCCAAGCACAAGGAACGCCAGATGAAGTCAGCGATCCGTAGCTACATGCGCACCGACGCTGAAGTAATAGAACTAGAAAGAAAAATTTATGATTTCCTGGCGAAACCTAAACAGTAACTTGAGCCTCAAATCTGAGGAAGAAGTTTTGGATTTATTAAACCAAGAACGCGCGTCGTACAAGCGCGTCACCGTGCTGGAGCGTTTGCACCAGCGTTACAACACTCTGCGTGTGGCTAGAGAACGCGTGGAACTACTGAAGGAAGCAACCAAATGAGAAATATATTTTCAACCCCAAGCGCCGAGATGCTGGCGCTGCGTGAACTAGAGGAGGCCAAGCGCCGGCTTTTGGAAGCCTATTCGTACCGCGAAGAAGCCGAATGCCGCGTGGCCTGTTATTCAGACCGCATTGATCGTTTAACCGAGTATCTTAAAAATGCAGAAGCCCTTATCGCCGTTTGATTGGAAGAAAGAAGTGCGTCCTAGCATTTTTGCCAAAGATGTCAGATTTACTGGCCGCTATAAAGTGACGCCAGTTAACCCGCAGCCTTTGTTGCGCAACATAGCGGGGAAGATATGAAAATCAAAGAGCTGATCGAGTTTAGTCCTGATTATTCAACAAAGATAAAACAACTGTGCCGCGAGGCGAGGCTGAAAAGATGATTGATGAATTCAGTTTTGTTTGCGAATGTGAAAAGTGCCAAAAGAACTACCGCAAATGGAAGAAGGCTTACGAGGCTCAACAAAAACAACTGAGAGGTGACCAAATGAGTGGCGACCACAATATGTACGCATCAGGGTCTGGCGATGGTCAGCGGTCTGGATGGCGTAAACGAACAATACAAGAGATGGCGCGTGAGGCTGGACTTTTACCTTTACTAGATGAAGATTGTTTTCAGGTAATGGGTACAAAGAACTTTGATGCCACCAAGCGTGTTCTTGAAGCCTTTGCCGCGCTGGTGCGTGAAGACGAGCGTGATGCGTGTGCAAAGGTATGTGAAAGCCTCTGGCGTATTGATGGACAGTTAACTGCTGACGAGTTTGCAGCAGAAATCCGAGCCAGAGGGGACAAGCATGACTAAAGACGAAGCAAAACAAAATTCTGGTTTTGCACTGAACCCAATTGGTTACACAGGATTTTTTTGTGGTGGGCGCAATCCGTTAACACAAGATTGTTTTTGGCGTTGCCGCATCCTCGAAGAAGAAGGTGAGCAATATATGGTGGAACTTGAAGACGGAAACAAAGGATGGATTCCAAAGAAGGAATTTACACCACTGGCAATGAGGGAGCAAGCATGACTAAAGAGCGTAAACGCTTTGAGCAATGGTGGGACGCTGAAGACGACATTCCCAATGACGGCCCCTATACGCCTGATACGCCGATTCAATTTGCATGGGCTGGCTGGCAAGCTGCCTTGGCACAGCCAGAGCAGGAGCCTGTGGCGCTTTATGTCTACAAACCAACATTACCCCGAGGCCACCTTGGAAATGTGTCGGACGGTGACTTGCCTTGGGTGTACGACCAAGACCCATCATTTGGTTATTCAGCAAGGATGCTTGTCTACACATCCCCACCACAGCGCAAACCGCAAGAGTTTGTATGCAGCACAGGGCTGTGCCACTACCGCAAGCCGTTGTCGGATGAGGAGATAGACAAACTATGGTGCGAGCTTCCGCCAGGCACTCTGCTTTCAGACGAACTAAATGCGTTTGCCCGAGCAATTGAAGCTGATCACGGCATTAAGGGGGAAGCATGACACACACTATGAGTAAACAACAAGAAGCATTACGTCTTGCATTGGAGGCGTTGGAAAACACTACGCCAACAGGATTCAACATGGAGCGAGATAAGCAATTCTTTGTCGCCATCACCGCCATCAAAGAAGCACTAGCACAGCCAGATTACCGCGCAATTAAAACTTACCATGAAGGCAAGCCTGTGTATGTAGCACAGCCAGAACAAGAGCCTGTGGCGTGGGTTTGTTATGGAGCACCGGGAAAACGAGACATTGACTTTGAGGAAGCCGACATTAACGGACTGCCAATAGGGACATCGCTCTACACATCCCCACAACACCCGCAGCAAGAGCAAAACCTTAATTGCAAGTCAACACAAGCCCGTTTAGCAACAGCATGGGGATATGTGAAAGTACTGGATATATCTGACAAGCGACTAATGGAGATGCCACCACAGCGTGAGTGGGCCGGCCTAACGGATGAAGAAGCACTTGACTGCTGGCCCGGACTTGCAATGTACGCTGACTGTGTTAAGTTTTGGGAGAACATTGAAGCCAAGTTGAAGGAGAAGAACGGCGCCCATATTCATAGAAATGGCAAACAAGTTTATTTGGGGTTGTTTGCAACAGCAGAAATGGCTCATCAAGCATATAAGGAAAACCAATGATTCGTGACTTTGCGCTAATCATGCTTGGCGTAGCCATTCAAATGTTTATTGCTTGGCTAGTTAATCAACACTATGGAGAAAAACCATGAACACTGAAGATATTAAGTTTTTATCTGAAGTAGCGAACCGCGCTAAAAACCCTGTAATGATGCACGCCATCATCAGTTCGGCAGTTGGTGGTGTAGTTCGACAGGCTGAAGAAGTGCGCAAGCACGCTGTGGATATGGAGATTGTCGCAAGCATGGCAATGAACACACGCCTGTTTAAAGGCAATGAGAAATTTTTGGCCGACAAGTTAGAAAGTTGGGAGCACATGAATGGGCTCCGATGGGATGACCAGATTGCCAAACTGAAAGCTAAAAATGAACAACTATGAAGATGACGAATTTAATCGGATAGAGATGGAATCAAAAGCAAGACGTTTAGCTGTTGAATATGCGTTAAACAAAAAGGCAGAAAACGCACGTGAGTTGGGCTTGAACTATGAGCCAAGCCCCATCCCACTAATTACAGACGAAGAATGGGC